AGAGGACGTTTAGACGCAAGAAGGACGCTGAAGAGCTTAGTTGCGGATTTGAGGTGTATCTCTTTGCAATAATATTTTTTGTTGCAAATTAGAAAAATATTATTCAGTTCATAAATCCTGTCTGCAATGAATTTGAAATGATATTCCAAGGTTGTATCAATGGATCTTTTACTTTTGTACACCTGGTTGAACAACCCATTATCACCATCTAATATTAAAGAGTATGATGGTAGCTCCAGTATGGATTGTGAACCGGTCATGGTCGTAGGTTTATTTATGAAATAATTATCATGGCATGACATGGGCATTTTGTCCCAGTACGCTTCTTCGTGCTCTCCTGTTCCCTTGTTAAGTGCTACACAGACTCCGTAATATATGCCGACATATAATTTATCAGGGATGTCACCTTTTACATCTGCGTTGCCATTGATCAGGTCATTGATTGCCTGGCTTTCCGTTTCAGAACGGACTTTTTTTATAGCAGGCCCTATCAAGTAATGGCTGGTCGTTTTACTGTATATTTCGATTGCATCTACTTGTGCCGGTATAATATCAAAAGAAGTTTTATTTTGACTTGTCGTATCTCCTGCATCTCTCAACCTGTCTACGATTTTTAATCCTTTTACACTTTCATCGTTGATAGTATATTCTGAGACCACGTATTCCAGGTTGTAGTCTGTTGATGTCAGCAGATAGGGGCCTGAAAAATACTGGTCGTAGTTAGTTTTGAAGTCTCTGTACGAATCTTTCTGTTCTATCGTACAGACTTCTCGTATGCCATCTTTTAGTTTGAGGTAGTTGTAATAGTCTTCACTCGGAAGATTGTAAGCTACGTTGTCATACGCATACGAATAACTCGTATCGGTGTCATATACTTTCTCCAGTTCATCCTCTATCACCTCATTGATAAAGATGATACCTGCATTGTCAAAGTACCGGTCTATGTTCACTATATTGTACACTCCATTTATCGAATCAATGGATACAATGCATTTGAAGAATACTTCTATCTGTTCGAGAAATTCGTTGATTGTCCAGTCTGGAAGCAAGTCTCCCGGGTTGCTATTTTTATAAGGGTTAGCTACGAATATACGGCACCAGGTGTCGTTTTGCTCCAATTCGTTTTTCCCTTTTGTAAACCCCAATTTTTGTAATAAGTTATCAATGTAATATAGCAGATAATATTGTGGAGCGATATTGTTTGCTCGTGTAAACGTAATATCTGCACCAACTTCTACCATATTCAATATATTGGAGTTCCCATCCTTGTCTATATAGCTGATAATTGGTGTATACACGGCCTTGTGGGCAGGATAAGTCCCGAAGAGGGTATTAATAGCCTCACTGGGTAATATTGACATTCCATCAAAAGGGAGTTGTCTTATACAGCTATCACCACCTTCATAATTCAGCTGCGAGTTACCGGCTATAATCTGAATCTTTGCTGTATAGGATTCTATTGAAAGTATTACCTCAATGCCATTAATCGCACATAGTCCGTTCACAATCAGCATAGCCTTGCGGTTTTTTATGCGGGTGGTTACATCTAATCGGTTGATATTTTTGTATATCTCACGATTGGCAGGGTCTCGCAAGTCTATTTCAATATCATAGGTATACGAGCCAACTCTGGTAAAGTATGGATTTTCTGTGACAAGTTCGAGTTCAAATTCACTCGGTAACTTCACTTCTTTAGAATCGATAAACAGCTGTGTCATGACCTTATTGTTCGTGTAACGTTTTTCTTCATTTTTTCTACTAACTGTTGCGCTTCATTCACGCCCATTTTACCAGTCGCTTTAGTATAAGTAAATATCGGCTCGTTTAATCTTTTGAGAAGTTTCTCCATGCATTTCATATTTTGCAGCATGACTGCCGTTGATTCCTGGCTGAATGATTCGGCAGTCTGATAGTAGTTGTTTGTTGTCATCCTATTGGTAGGTGATAATACGGCTGATACGTCTTTTGCAGTCAGGCTACCGATGGTATTGTTTCGTTGTGCCTGGTCTATCAGGTCAAGAACCGGACGGATGGCTGGATTCTGGACTGCATAACGGTTGGCCACGAACTCTCCGGCATGGACTATTCCTTTGGGTTCGTCATGTCTTCCGGAGCCGGTGTAGCCACCTTCTTCAAAGCCATTTATTACAGCCTTTGCCGTTTGGAAGGCCGCTGTGATTAATGCAATTTCGGCTGCAGCTTTGGCTAGTCCGATGAAACCTAAGGTCGCAATATTTTTCATTTGCGTTTCAGCTATGTATGCAATCATCATTTTTTGAAGGCTGTCCAGGATTATTTCCAAGGTTGCTTTCATGAAGTCACCCAGGGACGTTTCGGAGTCTGTCAGCATTTCTGCGAATGCTTCGCCAAACTGCTGACCTATATTCTGTGCGAATGAAAGCTGCTCTCTTATCTTTCGCTGATTTTCTTCATAATTCTTACGGGATTTTTCAAGGCTCGCCTGTTGTTTTTTGTCAATAATCTCAGCTTTCTTTTCTTCGGAAATTTCAGAAGAAGAAAGCACCTGGTCGTAATATTCATTCTGAATATCGAGTAGCTGCTGACGGTATTCCTGTTCTGATGAAAGTCCGGCATAATGCTTCTGTGTCACACTTTCAATATCCAGCTGGTACTGTTTCTCTAGGCGGGTAAAGGCTTCTTCAGATGCTTTGTTGGCATCTTCTTCATCCAGCTTGTTGCATTCTTCTTTGTACTTGATTCGTGCTTCGAGAATTTTCTGTTCAATCTGCTGGCGTTTCTCCGGCTCCAGTCCGGCGATGGCCATCATATTCTCGAGGTGACGCATCTCCAGGTCTTCCATGAAACGGGTGTATTCCTGCTGTGTCATCTCGTCACTGGCCAGATAGGTACGTTTCAAATCGGCCAGCTCATCGTAATAACGCTTGTTTTCTGCGGTGGATGCAATCTCTGTCGTAGATGGTTTGTTATCTGTCCGAGTTGTTGTTATATCTGTATTGGTTTTGCCATTTTTATCTGGAGTTACGATTATTTCGTCTAATTGATTGACTGCTTTCTGATTTTCTTTGGTCTTGACGATTAAAGCACTAAATTTATTCTCTATTTCTGCGATATGGTCATAATCATTTTTTACTATAGATACATAATCTTTTATAGCATCTTTAGCGTCTGACAAGTCATAGAGTTTTAATGAATTGCCATACTTCTTATATAATGATTTGGACACAGCATCTGCAATCTGTTTTTCCGTATACCCTTTTTTTACCATATCATCTACATAGCCTATAACTACATTTCTGATATTATCAGTTGTAGATGAAGTTAGTCTACGTGATAAAATGCCTTGAAACTTAGCCATGGAATCGGCTCTATCTTCAAGGGACTTATTGCTTATTTCTGATTTCCTCTTTTCTATTTCTTCTAAGGCTAATTTATTTTGTATGGCTACAGAAACGTCTTTATAGGCTTTTTCTATATCACGAACAGAATCTTTTTCAGAAAGAAGATTGTCCAAATAACTACCATATTTGTCGTTGAATTCTTTTATAAGTTCAATCCTGCGCCTACTGCCTTCATTGGTATTTCTGATTGCATCGTAAAGTTTGTAAAGCTCCGTTTGTTGTTGTGTGTTGTTTTTAGAAAAATCTTTGAAGGCCTTGTCTGCATCACTTGTATAAGTTATTAACTTATATATACCAAATCCCAACACTGTAACTGCTGTTGATATGGCTGCGAAAGGATTCAGTTTTAGAGTGGTGAAGAACATTTTCAATGCCGCAACAGAAAGTCTTATAGAAGTTGTAAGATTGGACATTCTCGTGGTTAATAAGAACATTGCAGATGCCTGTAGATATGAAGCTGCTGTCACTGCTTTGCTCCATGTTACTTTGGCCTTATCTACTATAATACTTGCAGCTTTTGCATCTTTAAACTTCTCTTCCCATAATGTAGCCAGTTTTAGAGCTGCCATATATGTTCCTAAACTTCCAACTGTTAGTATGATGAGATTTTTATATTTGATAAACCAGCCAATCAGGGTAGGGAGGGCCACGATGATTTTTGTCGTCCAGCCGGTAAACAGTGACAATGACGGGTTAAGCCGCTCCATCAGTTCGATGCCGGCTTCCTTGATGCTGTTGCGGTATTGTGCCATTTTAGCTTCGTTGGTGTCGGAGTTGATGGCTGCCTGTTCCATGGCGATGTTCGTATCTGTGACAGCTTCGGTGTATTGGCGTACTTTATCCGCATTGTCAATCAGGATAGTGGCGGCAGAATAGGCTTCTTCGCCAAACATGGTTTGGATCTGTGCCGCTGTCAGTGACTTTTTGTTCAGGTTCTCGAGTGCGGTCTGCAAGCCTACTATCTTCGGGTTGGTTTCATCCGGTCCGGTCTGCAGTACCAGGAAGAACTTACGGAGTGCGGTACCGGCCGGTTCTGCCTCCAGTCCTTTCTCTGCGAGCATCTGGATGGTACCCTGCAGCTGCTCGATGCTCACTCCTGCACCGGAGGCGGCTACACCCGCATTCTTGATGGATGCGGCCTGGGCGGAAACATCGGCTGCACCTTCTTTGGATCCGGCGGCCAGCACATTCACATAGCGGGCTGCCTGGTCAGCTGATTCTCCGTACATATTAAGAGATACGGTGGTGGCCGTTACGGCATCCTTCAGGTCGATTTTGGCCGCTGCTGCCAGTCTCATGGCTTCGATAGTGACGGCGTTCAGGGCTTCCTTGTCCTTCAGAAGCTCCGGTTTCTTGGAACCGATGAGCATGTATGCCTGAAGAATTTCGTCGGATGACTGACGGATGCGCAATCCGGATTCATCCATGGTAGTGGACAGTTGCTCGGCCTGTTTTGTAAGCCACTGGATAGATTCATCATCCAGTCCGGTCAAAGCCTTCAACTCTGCCTGGGAGGATTCCTTGGAGTCGCGGTTGTTGCGAAGGGTATTAAGGGCCATAGATACACCCGTGATGGTGGCTGCACCCGTCGCCAACAAGCCGCCCCATTTAGCAAAACCGTTGTTGAAACGGGACAACCATCCTTCTGTCTCCTGTACTTCAGTCTTTATCTTCTGAAGTTCGGCCGTCACCAGTTTGGCTTGCTGCTGGTAGTATTTCCACTCTGCAGAACCTCGCTTAATATGCCCGCTGTTCAGCTGCCGGTTGATGGCTGTCAGGGTGGCACGAAGCTCTTTAGGCGTGGCTTTGTCGAGATTATTCATTACCTCGGTAAGCGCCGTGGTATCTTTCTTCAGCGTCTTAATCTGGGCTTCCGTTTTCCGAAGCTCGGAAGTGACCTGCTTGATTTTAGATGTATCACCGGCTTGGTAAGCATCTGCCAGTTCCTTTTTTAATCCGGATGCAATCGTTTCCAGATTCTTGAGCTCCTGCTTTGCTTCTTCACCGTTTACGCGGACCTCGACGGTTGCTACCTGGTCTATAGCCATATTATTTCTTGTTTAAGATTACACGAATTTTGTATACTGCAAACAGCACAAAGAGGATAAGCACTACGATGGTGAATACCATGCAGAACTTCTGCCATGGGGTAAGCCTCCTTTCTATTTCTATCGTCTGCACTGATTTTTGAATGATTGTACTGTCTTTTCCTGGAATGAATACCGTATCTGAAGGTACCTTGAAGTCTGCCATCAGGTTACCCATGGAATCCAGTTTGAACCGTAGACGTGCGTTTTCGGACTGTGCCATGTCCAACCAGGAAAGGACGACGCGACCGTTCGAGTCGCATTCCAGCAAGGCCCGGATGGATGCGGAATCAGCCGGACGGAATACCGGCACCAGTTTGTCATGCACGATGATCTGTGTGTGACTGTCTGAAGTAAGGTGCTTCCCGGATTTACACCCGAGAAACACCGAACCACACATAAAGAAGAAAAAAAGTATGATTAAAGCTCTCATAACAGTGCCCATCCTTTTTCTACATCTGCCATTACAGCCGGAACTCCATTCTCTACCTGAGAAATGGCAGCTGCAAAGGCACACATGGTCGTTTTGTCCTCCACGTTCGGGACGTAGGTTGTTGGTACCTGCATCTCCTGGCATACGCGTGAAATGTAGCCTGATGTGTTGTTTTCGGTTCTGGGTGCCCATCGGCTGATGAAATCTGCAATCGTCTGGCATCCGTATTTCCGGCGGTAGTTCTGCAGCAGCTTGATTAATGCCCGGTAACCATGGGCCATGTCTTCGAATTCTTCGAAGGTCTTGTCTTGTTTTTTAGATGCAGGAACCTCTCCCTGCCAGTCTGTCGCATCTGAGTTGCGGATGTTGCCTGGGTTGTTGTTGCGCAGGCCTCGTGGTTGTGTTGTCATAAAAACTTGCTTTTATAGTTAATAATCATTGGGCGGTTGTCTTTTACCGCATCCTCTTACGTCACACCTTTTTACAATCAGCTTTTGATTTTCTAACTCCAATGTTGTATTTTTCTCCATGAGCTCACGAATTCGTAGGCGGTCTTCATTCTTTTCCGCATAAAGCTGGTCTATCTTTTTGTCCTGCTCTTGTACTTTAGCTTCTTTTTTTTCATAAAGTTCTTTCCATTCTGCCGCATAACTGGTAATGTTGTCCGTTTCGGCTTTACGAGCAATTGCTTCTTCCTTTTGAGCTGTTGCTTCCTCTTTTCTACGCCGTGCGTCGTGAAACATGAATACTCCTATTAGTGGGAGGAAAATTGAAGAAAGGATACTACTGATTGTATTGACGATATCATTTAAAAACTCCATACATGAAAATAATCAGAACCGCAATTACAGGAAGAAGTACTCCGGTCAAAATGTCTAGCCAGTCCCATTCTCCACCAATGCTTTTTTGAATATATTCTACTGCACACATAGCTACAAATACGCATATTGTACCAGTCAATGTAGCTTGTAGGATAGTCATGGTGGTAAGAAGAAGGACTGAGCCAATCCAGATGATAAAAATAATGATACCTGCTTTGAGGTGTTTTGGGCGGTTACTAATCTTCAGCCACTCAAACAGATTGGATAAATTTGTCATACTTTTGATTGTTTGTTACTCAAAAGTATGAAGTCATGGAGTAGGGTAAAAAGACATAATGAAGTAGAATATGGGTAGAAATAACTAGCTGGAGCTCTGTCTTTACTTATAATCTTTTGAAATTTTGAAACTACGCGATGTATATTAGGTTGTATAGGATAAATCTTTTGAAAATATTAAATTTGTAATATCAGTTTAAAATACAATTATTTATTTAGAATTTATTCAAAAATGTTATTATGGCAAAATATATTAAGTCACCTATTGATGAGTTATTTTATTCATTAATGGGATTTTATCCCACAAAAGAAGGAGCGGCATATGAAATAATATCAGCTGCAGCATTAAGCCTACTCGAACATAGAGAGGCTAAGCATAATCAATTTTTAATTGGTCTAAGTGCAAGTCAATATCAATTAGATGGGCTCATCGAAAATGATACAATGATTGAATCTAAAGATTACACAAAAAGAGGGGCAAAAGTAGGTAGGGATGACTTACAAAAGATGGAAGGTGCATTAACAGACTTGTTAGAAATAAAAAAAGGGTATTTTACTTCTGCTACTGAATACACGGAACCGGCTCAAATGTATGCAGAAGCAACATCTAAAAATCCTTTACAGAAAGAAATCATACCAGTATATTTACGCCCCTCAACTAAGGATGATGAGAAAGGTAGAGTAAATAAAATACAAATTCAGCTGACAATGGTAGTACCAGATTTTAAAAATGGGAAATTTAATATTTTATACTCCGATAAGGAAGAAGAATTAAAGCTCCAGAAATTCATTGAAACAATTGGTCCCATGTCATTAAAAATTGAAGAATTTTATGATTCCTCTGGGAATGTAATTGAGACTGTTGAAAATATATGTAAAAAACAGCAGCCTAAATTCGCGATGCAAGCTACTGAGGTTGACGGTGTTTTTAATATAGAAGCCTATATAAAAGTGAATGGTAATATGTTTTCTATCAAAGGTTTAAAATATCATATACCAATTTTACATCATACTGAAACTTTTACTATTGAAAGCGAAGGGGATGCCAAACTGTTGATTAAATGTGATAAACTTAATATAAATAAATTAATGACAGACATTGAAATGATTAATGCAATCAAAGGTGTTATGGAGTCTAAGTAAATACTTGATTATGGCTTTTAGACACTGTCCAAAATTTTGTGTAAATGGAAACAGAATTCAGCTGTAAATTTCTTCTTATATCTGGATTCTGTTTCCAAAAAATTAGTATTCATGACACAAATAATCTGGTTTGCAGATAAATAAGATTCGAATATTGAGAGCGTTATTGTATAAATATCGTGAATTACCGAGTTATTCTACTATGCAGACGCTTCAAATCATACCCCTCCACATAGCTTCAGCCCACCTCTGAGCTCCTTCATCAACCATGTTAGCATGGACATTGTTTGGGTTAAAGAACGTGCTTCCGTTATAAATGTTATAGCTTCCATTATGATAAATATCTATGTATGGTACCCCATAATACCCATATATTTCAATAATTATCTCTGTCTGCTTTTCATATCTATTATCTCCACTTTTTTTATATGCGTCAATATCAAGAGAGCCATCAGCTCTCTTGAATGATGACATATTGCTCCAATTAAACTGGAAACATTCAGGAAGCCACCAGAATATCCAGGCTTTTGGATATGTTGTCATTAAATATTCCAGCATACCCTTATATACAGCATATATGCCTAGTTCATTGATTTCTTTCCAATACGAAACATTAGTCCAATTAGCAATATCATGCGAGTGAAAGCACATACCAAATTTAGCAGAAGCACTGCTTGTTGTTACCAGAACTTCTGCTCCAGTATTTGCAACATCTACAGTAGGTGTACTAATTCCATCATCTTCGATAGTGAATACACAATAGTATGAGGAATCACTATGACCAGACAATTTTAAACCTTCATAATTGTAGTTTCGAATTTCTTGCATTAGTTTAAGCTCTGTCATTGATTCAGTTACTTCTATTCCATAAGTTCTTTCGCCTACCTTGATATTAATAGTTCCGCTTGACGATGGAGCCTTAGTAACCTGAAATTTAACCGAATTGGTTGTGTATTGCAACCGAATCATTGTACCTACTTTTGGGGTAAATGAAGATGTTATAGATTCTATTTTTTCCTTAAAATATGATAGTGCTTCTGTCTTACTGCTCTTCTGTGTATCGTAATCAGTAAATTCACTTAACATATATGGCTCATCGTCTATTGCCCCTTTTAACCCTGCAAAACTGTGGTCATTGATATTCTCAATCAATATTACATCTGGCGTATCATATTTTGCCAATTTTAAACATCGTGACTGCCCACATGTATCTAACTCCGTCAAAGATGTAGTACCACCTATAGACGTTTCTTCATTAGCTTCTGACATAAAATTCATACCCAACATTTTGCACAGCCTCGATTGCCAAGATTGTATATTAGTTACGTTCATTCCCAAGCTGTCGCATATAGTGGCTAGTTTTTTACCGCTAAAGGGATTTTGAAATCCAGACGATTCGTCATTACTATTTTCTTCTATATTATAATCTTCATAGCCTATCCATGGATTATCAGAGGTTTCTTTTTTAATACAGAACTTTCCAAAATAAAAAGAATCTCCATTAGCGCATGGGATAGTAATCACTACATTTTTCCCATTAAATGTATCTAATGTAGTCGTAAACTCTATCCACTGAGGAGATGATGATTCTGTATCGTTCACGTGTATTATACTATGTCCAATATTAATCCTTCTCTCTGTAGTCTTGTTTACAGCCTTGCAATAAGCTCCAATTCGCACTACATTGCCATTAGAAATACCTAAATTTTTCAAGTGTTCTTTACTAATTAGGATAAAACCATTTGAAGCTGAATCAGAGTTACAGGAAAGTTCGATACATTTACCTATATTATCTACATCAACAATCGAACAGTAAGTGCCATCGCCAGTCCATTTCCCACCTCCTTGTGGAGCGACTGTAATAAATGTATCTAAATTGTAATCAGGAAATTGAGAGGACATAATAGTAGGGGATAATATCTCCACTAAAGTTGTATCCTCAAATTGCTCAATTAAGTTGTTTTTTGATAATCCCAAATCATTTTTAAGTGAAAAATATCCATCTTCAGAAGTCGCATATCTATAAATGTTATTAACATCTTTAGGTATAAAATAGTAAGGTATTCCATACACTTCTATTGAAGGAGAGAAATTACATCTTATCTTAGCTGTTTTAGCTTCTGATGGTATCTTTAAGATTATATCATATTCCCCTCCACCAACTTTTTGAAAAAGTCGTAAATTATCAATTATAGATATAGTATATTCACTATCCTCGAAAAGAGATAAGTTCAATGAATAATTTGTTGTGGATGTAATATTTGACTTGATATATAGATATTCTACTGATTCAACATTATAGTAATAATCTGTGTAATTACTTCCTTTTTCTATGATTGTTTCTGTCAAACTATAATTAATAGCAGAAATTTTCTCCTGCATCTGTCCAACAGGGGATTTAATTTCTTCTATGTCATTTTTTATGCTTTCCTTACTTTTAAATTCACCGTTTCCGGTAGATGATACGACTAGATATAGGTCGCTTTCTTCTACAGTGAAATGGGAACCGTCTTCTCGTATATCTGCATCAATTACACGTATTATATCACCAGATGTAATAATACTTCCTTTATTGGGGATTTTAGCTTGAACCGTAATACTTGAAGATTTATTTCCTCCAGTAGGAAAACCTTGAAAATTCTTTGTGATTACAAATGTTTTTCCTTTATATTTTGATATATCCCAGACATATATGTTACCATCTGTCGAATATAGAGTTCTCGAATCACTTCCATTATATAGATACTGAAATAATTGTTTATCCAAAAAAACATCACAATTAATTGAATTAAGGATAATACCATCAATCTCATTATTTACATCTTGTATTTTTGTTGATAACTCGGTAAGTTTTTCATCCCGCTCTTTCAGTTCTTCATCGGTTTGGGTTTTGTCATAGTAATCCTGCTCGAGCTTGTTTATGTGTTCCAGCATTGCCGTGCCTACACGGGTGGCTGTGTTCTGTTTGTTTGTTTTTTCGTCGCGGATCTGGATGGCCAGTTGCTTTAATTCTTCGAATGTTTTTGTTGCCATAATTCTGAGTTTTTTACGAAGTAAACTTACCGAGTTAGATTTCAAAAAGACATTGTTTTATTTACGCTTGTGCGTTCCGTATAAACGTGATTTGAGAGTAGTGCTGCGCTTATGGTTTGCTTCCTCGATTTTATCGACAAGCAAACCGCAGAACTCTTCGCCGTACATGTAGGCCATCTGTTCCTTCAGTACCATGATGGATGCAAAGTAGGGCCGAGAAAACCATTCTCGAGGTTTACGCGGATTGCCGGATGTATAGTATCCACCAGGCTTAGGACCAACTTTGCGAGGCACATTTAACCCGTGTTCCTCACGATAAACCGGGTTTAATATCTCTAAGTCACCGCCGTTACCTTTGGTATATCCGTTGCCGACACCCATGTCCTGGTATATGCCGTACTCCAGAAACTTGTGCTGGATGGTGGATACCGAGTCGGTGGCAGATATGACGTTATCGCGTATCTGCTGGTGAAGCGAGTAAGTATTAATGACGTGCAGCCTCTCAATCTTTTCACGCCAGATATTCACCATCATTTCTGCCCAGGCTTCCTGATATTTTCTGCGGTCTTCATCGGTAGCCGCCGGCCTGTTTGTGTCTGTATTAGCCATTCCACTCGTCCTCCTTATAACATAAATCTGTAGGTTCGGTCAGTTCGACCATAAAGTATAAGCCGGTGCATCCGGAAATAAAGTATTCGCCCAGTTCACGGGTGTAGATGCGGGATACATTCAGGAAGGATAAGTCCAGCTCTTCGTAGATGTATTTGTCACGAATCATTCGGGAGTGGAACTGTCGGAAGAGTTGCCGGCAGATGTCCAGCTTTGCCGCACGTTCGGTCATGTCGTCGTAGCGGTAACGAATCAGGAGGAATACCGTGAAGGTGCGCTTCTTGAACCAGCCACCTCCGATTTGTTCGGTGGCTGCGTCGTTGGTATCATCGACGCAGACGAAAGCGGATTGTTTCCGGAAATTGTCGAGCACATCCTGGAGTGAATTGATTCCGCTGCAGGAACATGGAAAGAATGAGTTGGCTTTGGCCAGCTTGTTCTTCTCGGTCAGTTCTTTAAAGTAGGCATGGCCGTCAAAGAATTTACTTGTGTCCATTTTGTTTTGATTTTAGAATTTGAATATCGTGTGCTTTGGCATCCAGCTCGGTCAGGGCCCGCCAGCAGTCCATCTGCAGGACTTCCTTCTCTTTCGTCACGTCACGCCGGTCAGTGCCCGGATCTGGGCGTTCATCGCGTCCATCAGGTCGGGCAGTTCCGGCTGATCAGCGTCGGCCCTCTGGTGGAACGGCTGAAAGAAATGGGGAAAAAGGGAAGCGAAGTACAGTTTGATGCTTCCCCACCAGAGGAATACGGAAACCAGTTCGTATTCTTTGATGCGGGAAAAGGCGGCTTTCAGTGAACCTTTGACACCCGGCTTCTTCTTGTAGAGGAAGCCATACAGGGCTTTGAGCTGGGATACGTCCTGCGAATACAGGTAGCCCTGGTAGTGGTTTTCACAACAAAGGTAATCTTCGAAACTCAGGCCGTGTAGCATTGCATCGATGGCATACCGACCGCCTATCCTGTCCAGCCGGACGGGATAAGCGTTGGGCTCGGAGATGAAATCAATCTGCCGGAGGAAACTGCGCACCTGCCAGTCCTGAAGGATGAACCTCAGTTTCTTGTGCCAGTTCAGGCGGAAGGTGCAGAGCCATCCTCCTTTCACTCGCTTCCGGACACGGATTCCGGTGAAGCGCATGAAAACGTAAGTCTTAGCCTTGACCGGAGAAAACAGGGTGATGACCAGGAACACGTACCGAAGCTGTTCCTGATTGAGCTGCTGCCAGGAAGTGGGGAACCGGAAGTCGAGGATTCTACCCCCAAAAGTATGTGGAATCATCTTTTTCATTCTGATAAGTCTGGAAATGTTTGACTTTGTAGGCCTCGGAGTCCTTGTAGCTGGTGAATACCTCTACTTTGGATTCCGCGTAGTTCTCGATGCGTTCCAGCATGCTCTTTGCTGCCGGCCAGTTCTTTGCGATGCAGAAGCCGATGAATTTGCACATGTAGTCGGCCATGGCAGACTCTTCTTTGGTGAACGCATTGTGCCGGGCCTGTTCGAGGATGTGGTCGAAGAACTCGGCCGACACGTGCTGCCGTATCTTTTCTTCTGCCTGATACATCTTTGTCCGGAACTCGAGCAGCTTGGAACGGTGTACGTCTGCTGAAGGAAAATCAACGTACATTTTCAGTTGTTTGGCTGTATACATCAGGTTCGGGATGTTGATACGGGCCTGTGCCGTATCTGCCCAGCTGGTACCGACCAGCAGCTCCAAGCATCGGTCGTAGGTATCTTCGGCTGCGTTGGTGACTTGCTGCAGCAGGTTCTTCACTCTGTCGGCCGAAGCCGGGGCCAGATTCTGGTTAGACACCACACCGAAGCCGGTGGGGGTCAGTACCAGGTCGAGTTGTGGTATCTGCTCCTGATAGGTACGCAGACAAACCAGCTTTGTGACCGCCTGCTCGAGTCCAGGAACAGTATCTAATTTGTTTGCCATGTCACCCAGCAGCACACAGTTGATGCTTTGAAGCGTGTCGTCCAGGTGAGGAGCAATCATATCATACACCTCTGCCGTAGAATGGGTGGCAGAGGAACAAATCTTCTCGAAAATCTCTTGTGAAAATGTGATAGCCATATTGATTCGTTTTAGGATTTGTTTTCAAGATCTGAAGCTGTCTTTTGTTTGGCGTCGGTGTTCTGGTCAAGGGTGGTGAGCAGCACCATGGGTACATCCGGATACACTTTCTCGCTCCAGCCGTTATACTCGATGACGATGTTATGCGGGATGTTCATCAGGTCGTGGAAAGGAATCTCCAGTGCCTGCTTGAGCGTGAACAGCTCGCGCTTGTCTGAACCGGAGTTGTTACTCTGTCCCTTGCCTGGTGTAGCACCTACCAGGTTGGGATGGATGTTGTCGCCGTAGCAGGTGATGTTACTGGCTTCCTGGATGTCTTCGCTCCAGTCGCCACCTTCCTTTCCGGTCTCTACCACATTGATGCGTACCATCCGGACTTCACGGCCATTCGGGTCGATGTAGTATCCGGTAATCCAAACCTTGCCGCTGTTTTCGATTCCGGAAACAAAGTTCTTGATGTTTTCCTTCTCCTTTTTGATTCGCTCCATCTTCTTCAGCGGGTCGGTAATGTGCTCTTCCGCACAGATGTTACTCCAGTAGTCCTTGTGTACTTCGACCTGGTACTTTACGCTGGCATGGTTGCGGAGCTTCGCTTTCTTGCCTTTCCCAATCAGTCGCTTGATGTCGTACCAGTCGCCCCGGAAAATGCTGGTGTAGTAGGGGATGGGGTAATACTGGAAGCCGGGGGTGGGAAAGCGCACAAGGATAGCGAATTTACGGTCATCAGTACGGACTCTTGTTTCGCCGTCGCGCCCAGGTTCATGCCCCATGAGCACCATCAGGTCGCCCAGCGGGTCACGCGGATCCAGCAGACGGATGACTTCGTAGTCTTCCGGACGGAGCGAAGCGTTTTCGCGGAAATTGGCATAAATCACGTGATTGATTTTGCCCCTTCTGGCCTGTTGGAAACGGCAGTAGCAGGCCTCTTTGTGAATGAGCCGGTTGATTCTTTTGCCGTCCCTGGAAAGAATGATGACCGACACACAGAAAAAGAAATACTTCATGTCTGTAGCCTGCTCGAGCTGGAACAGCGGCAGGCTGTTGTGAGTCAGCCAGCGTTTGATTTCGGGATGGGTTGTCGGCTGTCTGGTGTCTACGTCCATGTACTTCAGTCCGGCACCGTAACAGGTGATGACGTTGAACAACTTATTTTGACTCATCACTTCGTCGATGCCTATCATCTTGATGATATTAAACGGAAGCTGGTTGTCTTCACCGAAATTGACATACGCCATGCCTTTCCGTCCGGGAACAGGCGTAGTCTTCACATTTGCATCTTCATCGAATACCAGGCTGCTGTCTTCTACGGAAGCCATTTCGGTGGCCACGTTGGAAACCTCGATGTCGAATATCTCACCAGGCATGAAGTCGCCGTCGTATTGCAGGATTGTCTTGTCCATATTAAAGGTAAATTGTCATGTTGTTAATTTCGAAAAGGGATATGTCGCGGAAGGAACGGATTACGCCGGATGCCGGAAGGCGAACCCGATGGAGTCCTTGTCGCCAGTGCGAGCCGACGCACACCGCGCCTTTGTATTCCAGAATGTCACCTGTGCTGAGTTTCCAGAGCTTCAGGTTGCAGGGCTGCCCAGACTCGAGCAGCCTTAATGCGTCTTTGATATGTATTACGTTCATAAGCTTTAATTGTATGTGTCATCGAATGAGTCATCGAAAATGTCCGGAAGCAGATGGAGCCGCTGCTGGTACCGGGATGCGAAGATGTAAGAAACAGTGAAAGCAAACAGTCCGTCGTCTTCATCGCTCCGGCTGGTATTGCTTTCGGTGATGGTTATCGGGATGTCGCCGGATTCATCCATCAGCCAGACTTCGGTAGCCCTTGCCACATCGTCGGCCAGGTTGAACATGCCTTCGGGGATGTAGCCTGTATTGAGTGTGTGCTTGCGCTGCTCGTCTACGTAATAGTTCTTGTATTGCCCGGCGAAGTAAGCTGCACTCCGGGTCAGTTCCGGCTCTACCGTATCTCCGCCCACAAAGTAGAATGTTTCGACGCATCCGAACGAGTTCCGGAGCTTCAGGCCGACGGATTCCGGTTCGTCCTGGTCTACGCGGAAAGTCTGCTTCCGGGCACCGGCCAGGATGGTGTACCGCAACAGCCGGTAGCCGGACTGGGTAAATCGGGAAGGGGATACGTCTATGGAGCGGATACCGTAGTCGGCCACATTGCCCAGTGAACGCGTGGATTTGAGAAGTTGGTTCTGGTCGTTGACGAAGACACATTCTGCCGTCACGGGAATAGTCGTGCCGCCTGAAGACAAACTTCCGGTAGTAAGATAGAGGGTTTCCGTGCGGCCAAAGGAGGTTATTTTGTCACGCCCGGCTAAGGTCGTCAGGAAATAGTTGGTCACGAAATCTACTCCACTGCAGGGGATGATGGGACGGCATAACAGCACCGTGAAGGTCTTGCTGATGGTGGTTTCACTGGAAGCAGATACCTCGTAGCTGAACTGAAGCATCGGTGAACCGATAAGGTAAGGCTCCATGAGGGAAAACAAATCAAGAATGTGTATCTGGTTGCTGGCGTCCTGAGTATAGGTTTCTTGCAGAATGACCGTATTTGCTTGCTTCAGCACAAAGGTTACCCTTTTGTCTGCGCTGATTGTGAAGTTGTCCAGCTGTGAGGACAGGACGAAATCGGGTATATCTTGTGGAATAGTGAGCATAAATCTTTGTTTTTCTCAAAGATACCCGGCTCCGGAAAGGGGTAAAAAGACAAAAGGTGCAGCGTCCTCACGACGCCACACCTCGATATAAATGTAGAAAAAATGTAATCATCTAAAAACTTGCAGTCTATCTGCGCTGCATCATCCATGCCGGCCGTCCATCGGGGCCGATGGTGAGTTTGTAATTTAACTCTACCAGGGTAGCGGCAATCTGGTTGATGCTAATTTCTGCCATATCTGACAGCTCATCCTGAATTTGTTGGGATGTTTTGTAGATAACACTGTCATTCTCTTTGTCTACCGGAAGATATTCCTGGAAGTAGCGGAGAAGGATATATTTGTCAAATTTGATTTTATCGGTTGCCATGTTCTGCCTCCTTTCTGTCGTTTAAAGCGCGTTGAATTAAATTACTGAGCTGCTCCATTTCGGGACGAGTGCAGCATAGTTTTTCACTTCCGTACATAAGAATACTATACTGTTCGAACAGTACCGCTTCCTCTTCGTATGCCTGGTATTTATCGACACGGAATATAGGTTGCTGTAAAGAGTCGGTCATCGCAAACCTCCTTTCTTGCAAAGTAAAATGGAACAAGCAAACCAGCAGAGGCAGGCAATGGCGTCCAGCCAATGGGTGAATACGGAACAGGTTAGGATACAGAAAGAAGCCAGTGCCTGGGAAATGAGCACAGTCTGGCGGTTGGAAACTTTCTCTTCCATGATGGAGGAGAACAATACATTTTCACGGTTAAGCCATAATGATATACGGCTTTGTTTTGCCTGGTTTGCAGGCAGGGCAATTTGATTTTTCATTTTTGTACAGCAGTTTAAAATGAAACAATATGTTTGTTAAATTACGGAGAGGAAACAAAAAAGTTCCGCTCCCCGCTGCTGTACACCTGAATCAGGCCGTGGGTCCATTAAGACTCCACACGGGACGGAACTATAAGATATAATAGGCTATGCCTTGGACATAAAAAATGCCCGCAGCAAAGTTATTTGGCGAGCCATCTCGCCTGATTCAAATGTACAGCATTGCAAATATGAGGATTTATTTTGGAATGGCAAAAGAAAAAGCGGAAACTTTTTTATGGTTTCCGCTTTTTATAGAGCCTTTCAGTCATGTTTTCAGTACTTCCTAAGGAGTACTTCAGTACTGCCCTGGAAGTACTGGAGTACTTTCAGGGAAGTACAGCTGTACTGGCTAAGGAGTACTGGAAAGTTAGAAACCTTCCTCAAATGATGTTTGTTCAGAAAGAGCTTTTGTTATCAAGTTGTATTCCTCAAACAAGAAAGCTCCTACTTCATCTTTCTTGTATCGTTTATATTCATAGTCTCTTTTTTCTGCATTGACCTCAAGTCTGATTTTCTTAATTCCTTTTTTAAATTTCTCAATATCTTCTTTGCTGATTTTATATTGAGCAATGATTGTATATCTGTGTATATTGTAGGTTAAAGAAACTACCTCACCTATGTTATCTTCCGCTTTCTCTTTGCAAAATAGTTTGATAACTTCATCATCATATAATTTGATGAGCATAGGAGAATCTTTAAACACGTAAAGGTTATTTAGGTCCGTTGTCACAGCCATTACGTCAAGTGTGTATTCTAAAGGTTCATTGCCCATTTGGGAAACGGATAATCCTAGTTCAAAATATAATTCACTTTTTGTTGTATAAGAGGAGTTTTTTGTTGTTGAAATAAATCGGGAACCAGTCACCAGCCTTATACCATCGGATGTTTGCTGATTTGATTCAATAATAGGACATTGGTTATAAGCACCGAATAATCCTATTTTATAACCTTTTTCTTGGGCTACCATCGTAGTGAGGGACATCAATGTAGCCAATAGTATTAATAATAATTTCTTCATAGATATATTGTCATACAATTTATTCTTGAAAATGTGTAGCAACTCGCCCAATATTAAAAATACCAATAACTAAATCTTTTAAAATGAAGACGGAAAAAAACAGCAGGTAATCCGATAAAAAAAGAGCACTATAATTGACGAAATCAGCGTATATAAAATCAAATTTTAGTTGGTGAATTAATGATCCGCCAATAAAGAAAAGGATTCCTATGAAAGAAGCGAAAATACTTGTGGCGAAATCTGAGTTGAGCTCATCCAGTAATTCTTTTCCTCCATTTTGATTTGCTATTGTTTTTCCTGTATTTGAGCAGAACATAGATAGTAATATGGCATAAGCTGCTATAAGTAATGAAAGCATAACGGGGACAATGGTTAGTCCGATATTTAGAGTCTTACCTAAGAGGGTGTAAGATTCAATATCGCAGATTATGCTTAAAGTCATTACAATAGCAGAGAATATGACCGGATATATAGAATCTTTTAAAAAGTCTTTCAGCGTGTAAAGCTGAAAGACAGCTGGCCATCCAAAGAAACTATTTCTATTACTCATGCTCTGTTGGTTCGTTGCCAAATCTATTTATTAGTTCATTATAAGTAGCAGTATAGATATCATCTCCAGCGTTATTCACTTGCATATTTAAAGGATAACGTTCTGTATTAATAGTTGTAACTTTCCCACCTTCTTGTTCACGAATACGAGCCTTAATATATCCATTACTTTCAGACATATTAGCAGCGGCTTCTATTAATCCGTCTGATGGAGCTTCCAATGGCTGGTCTTTTGTTCCTTTTATGTTCATTTTAAACTGAGTCGGATTCATTTCTCTAATCTTTTGATCAAACACAGTTTGAAAATTCTGGGATGGATCCCGATTAGAGTAGGTGAGATCTGCTTCAATTGAATAAATGGCATAAGAAGAAAAAATACGTTGTATAACGTCTTTATCTTTTACAATGGTTACATCAAAACTATTGGCTCCCATTGTCTTATCCAATGCTTCCTGGAAGTATTTTAGCACATTTTTCAAAGAAATCTTACTGCTTTTTGGCATTGCAAAGCGATGAATCTTAGGAACGAAAATAAGTTCTATTTCAGATTCATTGGCAACAATGTCAGGGTCTAAATACAAAGATACATTTTCTTTGCTTCTTTTATTATAAAATTTGTCAGAATCTAATATGTCGTATGCACTTAATTTTACAAGAATGGATCGGGAATACCCTTCTTTTTCTATATATGAGGCTTGAGACATGGATTTAATACTCATGTGTCGATTACCTCTTAATTGAATCAAGGGGTCTTGTTCTTTCAAGCATTCAAAAGCATGGATATAGGTTTGTGGGGTTTGAATGCCGCGTGATTTGATATTGATAACATTCCAAATAGTTTGTCTTTTTGCTGTTTTTATTTTGCCCATAACTATAATTTTTATTATTATTTTAATAGTCACAAACTTACAAAATATTCAGAATCTACAATAGTATTTAGAATCTCAAAACAACCAAAAATAACCAGAAATATTCAAGCGTAAGTCTTTATCTATCAGAATATTCTAAAAATTAACACTTTTCGGCTGCTTTTTGATGCTTCCCAAATTTCCACATATTTTTGAGACGTATTTCTGACGTGGAGAATTTGCGGAGCTTGTTTTTTGCCACATCGTGCGGACAGTTGACAAGGGTTTACAACCGTTTACGATGAGCGACAACAACCGCCCTGATATGCAGCAATAGTAACATTGTGCAGAAAGGCGACAACGGTTGACCTCCGTTTACATCCGTTCACCATTTCAGAGATATACGATTGAAGGAATGAACCAGTAAACGATAAAAGCAGCATGAAAACAACCAGAAAATGCAATTTTTGCAGCAAGTCATTTGTAACCCGGAGCGGGGTACAGAAATATTGCAGCGAGGCTTGTCAGGCGGAAGCCAAACGAGCTAGAACGGAACAGAAGAACAACCTCTTCAAAGCTGTCCGCCCCTTGATGGAGATACAGCATCAGGAGTATCTCACCTTTTCCAAAGCAGCAGTACTCATGGGCTGTTCCCGACAGTACATCTATAAACTCGTAGCCCTCGGCAAACTGAAAGCCTCACGTATCAGCAACCGCATGGCGTTTATCCGCAAGACAGACATCGAGCGGATGCTGGAGGGCAATCCCTACCACCGTGTCCTGCCCGGCAGTACTTCCACTCCGAGAAAGTCCGCTTCATCTTCCCCGCTTGCCAAAAAAGAAAAAAGGGAAAAGGAAACCTATGAAGTGCTGGACTTCTATTCTGGCGAGGAGGTGATGTCGCTCTTCAAGGTCAGGCAGTCGTGGCTCTATACCACAGCCAAGCGCAACCGCATTCCCATCTGCCGCATCGCAGGGAAAAACTATTACAGCAAGAAACACGTTGACGAGTTCTTCGGTATGGCTATAGATACAAGCAATATCACCGATTGGCTCCTGATTGAAGAAGCGGAAGAACTGTTCGGCATGAAACCCTCCGCACTCCGGGCATACGCCTACCGCCACAAGATACCGACCAAAAGAGAATACGGGCGCACCTATTACTCCAAATCCCATTTGGACGAACTCCGCAGGACAGACCTCGTGAACGATGAACGCTACTACACCGTGGAGCAAGTCCGGCAGATTTACGGGCTTTCCTCCGCCAACATCAGCCATATCGTCAAGGTGAAGCACATCGAAAAGATAAAAGTAGGCGTGAAAAACCTGCTTTTACGCTCCGATGTGGAGCGTGTCATGGCTGAAAGGGAGAAACAACCGTGAGCAACCGACATTGCCGGAAAATTATTTCAAAATGATTGTCGTGGAGGTATTCACGGTTGTTTCACGTTGTTCCTTTGCCACCGTAAACACGGGAACACCCCCGAAAATGTACAACTTAAAACATCATCAATATGAGCAAATGCAAGACAGTTACCTTGCGCAAGCGCAAGATTAAGAACGGAACACAGTATTCGCTGTGTCTGGACTATTATCCCGGCTACCGTGACAACACCACCATGAAGGTGATTACACGTGAAGCTCTTGGGATTTACATCTTCGCCAAACCTGCCAACCAGCAGGAGCGTGATTTCAACGCACGCATGATGAAAAAAGCGGAGATACTGCGTAATAGGCGTTATGAAGCCATCTTCAACGAGAACAACGGCTTCTTTGACAAAGCCAAGATGAAAGGCGATTTCCTCGCCTACTTCAAGGGGTTGGCAGACAGGAAGAATATCAAGTGGCAGCACGTCTATAAACATTTCGAGCGGTTCGTGAACGGCAAATGCACCTTTGAGGAGGTGGACGTGGATTTGTGCCGCAAGTTCATGGAATATCTGCTTAACGCCCCACAATCCATACACACCAGCCAAAAGCTGCATATCAATTCTGCGGCGGGCTACTGGTCGGCTTTCCGTGCGGTACTTCACACCGCCTACCGGGACAGGAAGATAAAGGAGAACCCAAACGGATTCTTAGACCGCATCGAGTGCATTCCCACCATGAGGGAACATCTGAGCCAAGAGGAACTGATACGGCTTGCCGAAACGCCTTGTGAGGAAGAGGTATTGAAAAGGGCGTTCCTTTTCGGTTGTCTGACCGGACTAAGAAAGAGCGACATCAGGCAGCTCACTTGGCAGCAGATACAGCCGTACACCAACGGCAAGATGTTCGTGACCACCCGTATGCAGAAGACCAAACAGATTGTACACAACCCCATCAGCGATGAAGCCTACGGACTGCTTGGGGAACGGCACGAGGGACTTATCTTTGACGGTTTCAAGGACAAGATGCTGCAAGGACCACTCAAACGCTGGCTCTTGGCGGCAGGCATAACCAAGAAGATAACCTTTCACTGCACCCGGCATTCATTCGGAAGCCTGCACGTGGAAATGGGTACGGACATGGCTGTCATCCAAGCCTATCTGGGACACAAGAACATTACCACCACGCAGATTTATTCCAAGATGGCGGCACAGCAGATGTGCGAGGTCGTGGACAAGATAACCCTGAAACGCAAGGAAGCGTAAGGCGGTTCAAAATCCATGATATTCAGAGGGAGCGGTTATTGTTTGGAGCTTTAACCGTTCCTTTTATTTTGGTTGGTACTTAAAGTATGATAATTGAGTATGATTCCGGACATTTGGTGAAAAACATTGAAAAAGAAACCACTGACAAAGGATAATGAGTAATAATTGAAAGAAGACTATTAAATTTGCGAAAACAGTAACAAGTAACAACCGAATAAGACAAAGAATATGGAACCGTCCGTAAAAGACAAACATATCATTTTAGGATTTGTCGGCTTTGCCATCCTCCTAATATCTTCCATAGCGACACTGATTGTCGCTGAGAAATTCAACCAAGACACCTTTGTAAGGCTGATAGTCTTTGTGTGCAGCAACCTGTTGGGGTGGCTGCTCTACTTCTCCTTCCAGACAGTCATTTTCGATACATACGAAATCTACAGAATCAAGTTCGGCAGGAAAAAGACACCTGCCGAAATCACAGAAATTCAGGAAGACCAGTCCCAAGATGCACACAAGCCTGTAATATCGGCATCAATGCCAACAGGTGGAGAAGCGACCCCGGATATAAAACCGACAGAGATTGCCATATCCCCGGAGCTTCACGAGAAGAACCGTGCCGATTACGAGGACAGGGAGCAGCGGGAAAATGAGGAGCGCATCGCTATGGTCATGGAATACATCCATTTCATCATGCCCCGTATTGCTGACAAGGAGACCGTGAACCACATCTGTGCCGAGGTCAACAACTGGATGCGGCTCCACAGTTACAAGCCCAAGCCGATAAAAGGGCGGCTGACCAAAGATATTTCAAACATTCCGCTCCGCCATTTCGTGTGGAATATCTCCGAGCGTTTCATGTACAAGAAATACTACACGGGGGATAACCGTGCCCGCTTCATCAGCACCCTTTTCCCACGGGAGTTTGCCGATACGGACATAGCTACCATCAAGAACTTCAAGGTAGAGCCGTTAAAGACACTGATTCCCATTGACGAGCCTGAAAACGGCAGACTGGATTTCCATTATCCTGCGGATTATGTGCAGGAGAAGCGGATTTAAGCCTGTTTTAGAGTAATCACGATAATAACGACAAACAGCCAAAACTCATAATCCTCTGTTATACAATAATTCCCGAATAACTTTACCCGTCATTTGCGGTTGGGCATCGTTATTCGGGAATTATTTTGCAATGACCTTTCGTGGAGATATTCACGGCTGTATCATTCCAGTCCTTTGCGCCAAGCCTTACAAAAGAGGCGAGTACGCAAATGGAAAAAACAGTGATTACATTCAACGACCTTCCCGAGGTCGTAGCCCAGCTTCGGGACGAAGTGATGAGCTTGAGAAGCCTGCTTACCGAGCAGCGCAGTGTGAACAATGCAAAGGCGGTGGACACCCATGTCCCCATGTCAGTGGAAGAGGCGGCGGAATATCTGGGCATTCCCAAAGGCACGCTCTACATGAAGCTGTCGGAGGGAAGCATTCCCGCCACCAAGCCCGGCAAACGATATTGCCTTTACAGGGACGAACTGGACAAATGGCTGGAATCCTCCCGGAAGAATCCCGTACCCCTGTCCGATGAGGAACTGAGCGAATCCTTATATTCTTCCCACCGCCGCAAGCCCGCTCCGCGTAATTGGTAAACGTCATGGAAGAGGACAAGAATTATATCAGTCTGATACATGGCGACCTGACGAGGGCGACCCAAGTACAGCACGGGATGCCGGACAGCATCGGCGTGATGAGTATCAAGACCGCCAACCGGACGATACTCGAAGCATCGCTGCTGCCCACGCCCCGTGCGCTCTGGGACAGTTTCTGGTATGAGGGGGAACTGTCCTGCCTCTTTGCGGATTCCAATGTGGGCAAGTCCATCCTTGCCGTGCAGATAGCCGACCGTATCGCCCGGACTGACGATGTGCTGTATCTGGACTTTGAACTCTCCGAAAAACAGTTCCAGCTACGCTATACCAGCGAGCATGGAACGCCATACATCTTTCCTGAAAGGCTGTACCGGGTATCGCTTGACTGCAATTCGTTGCTGGAAGCCGATTTCGAGGAAGCCATCATGGGAGGCATAGAACAGATGGCTCTGCAAACCGGGTGCAAAATCTTCATCGTTGACAATCTTACCTACCTGTGCTGCGCCATGGAGAAAGGCGATGCGGCAGGACGGCTGATGATACAGCTCAACAACCTCAAAAAGAGATACGGATTGTCCGTCCTTGTTCTGGCACATACACCCAAACGCTCTTTGGACTGTCCCATCACTTCCAACGACCTTGCCGGAAGCAAACGGCTCTACAATTTCTTTGACAGCGTGTTCGCCATCGGGAAGAGTGCGCAGGACGGAGGGCTTCGCTATGTGAAGCAGCTCAAAGTCCGGTACGGGACATTCTCCCACGATGCGGACAATGTAATCATCTACGAGATTGAGAAGGTGGACGCTTTCCTGCAATTCGTGTTCAGGGGTTATTCAACGGAAAAGGAACACCTGAAGAAACTGGGTGACAACGAATCCAGCCAGAGGGATTGCCAAATCCTGCAATTGTCCCAGTCCGGCAAGTCCGTCAGGGAGATAGCCTCACAGGTGAACTGCGGCAAGTCCACCGTCAGCCGGATAATCCAGCGCAGCAAGGAGGACAGGAATGCAGCCGTCCCAAGTGTCCCGCTGTCCCAACAGACAGGAAGTGGGACAATGGGACAGGTGGGACAGCATGGGACAAGCGGGACAGTAAGAGAAACAAAGCAGGCAGAGTTGTTTACAGGATATGGGAAAGAGGAGAATAAGGCATGAAAAAGCAGTCTGCACATAGCTGTATAAAGGATAACCGCTTCATTTACGGTACAAGGGATGATACAGGCAGAAGCCTGATGTCCCAAGGTGTCCCGGGGTGTCCCACTGTCCCAAGTCTTATAGGGACGGGACAATGGGACAGCGGGACAACAATCGAAAAACTCAAAAACAAAGACAAGCCATGA